ATGGCTGCATCTAAATACTGCAAAGACCCTAACTATGCAAAAGGTAGTAAGGGCAAAAAGAAGAAGAAAAAGTAATGGGCGCTCTTAAGGATTGGGTAAAACAAGACTGGGTTCGTATCGGTACGGACGGAAAGATTAAAGGTAAATGTGGGACTTCTAAGGATAAGAAGAACCCTGATCGGTGTTTACCAAGAAGTAAGGCAAACAGTCTGAGCCAATCCCAAAGAGCAACCACTGCTAAAAAGAAGAAGCGAGAGGGTTCAAAGGGAAAAACTGTGGTAAAGAACACAAAACCTGCTACAGTGAAGATGCGTCAAGGCGGGTTAGCTAGGAGACGAAGATGACGGAAGAAGAAAAAAAACTACGTGAAGAATACTTTGATGGACCTGCTTCCGATCAAATGAGTCTACAACAATTTTTTCTTAGCAAAGGTTTTAAGGGTAAAGCCATGAAGAACGGGGGGCTTGCTAGAAGAAAGAGAAGTATAGCACGAGGTTGTGGTGCTATCATGGAGAATAAACGTAAGAAAACTTTATATACTTAGGAGACAAGTATGGCAGATTTAAAGATGGTAGAAGTAGGCACGGACAAAGATGGTAACTCTTTGTACAATGTTCGTGACAATAGCAAGGGTGGTGAACTTGTTGTTGAGAAAACTTTAAGCTTATCAGAAGCAGAAGCACTAGTTAACGGTGGATCGACTTCTAGTTACAAATCTATGTCTAAATTAGAGTTAGAAGCAATGATGCGTGAGCATGGCGTAGAACTTGATAGACGAAAGAGTAAAAAAGAGTTATTAGAAGAAGTAGAGAACTTCTTTAAGGAGTAATAGATGGCTACTTCAGGAACTACCGCCTTTGACATGGACTTCACGGAAATCGCTGAAGAAGCGTGGGAACGTGCAGGACGCGAAATGCGTTCTGGGTATGACTTAAGAACTGCCCGTAGGTCTATGAATTTAATGACTATTGAGTGGCAGAATCGTGGTATAAACCTATGGACTATTGATGAAGGTACGGTCAGTCTTGTAAAAGGTACATCCGAATACACACTCCCTGCAGACACAATAGATCTGCTTGATCAAGTTCTTAGGACCAATGCGGGCAACACGTCTACACAATCTGATCTTACCTTAAGTCGTATAGGTGTGAGTACTTACGCAGCTATTCCTAACAAGTTAGTACAAGGTAGACCTATTCAAGTATGGGTAGAGCGACTTGCGGCTGCGCCGAGTATTAATCTTTATCCTGTGCCTGATAGTAATGACTATGTTTTTAAGTATTATCGTATGCGTAGAATAGAAGATGCAGGTAGTGGTGTTGAGACCGCAGATATGAATTTTAGATTTTTACCATGTCTTGTAGCGGGTTTAGCTTATCATATAGCTATGAAAGTTCCTGAACTTACAGATCGCATTGTTATGTTAAAAACAGTGTATGATGAACAGTATAATCTAGCTGCAGGTGAAGATAGAGAGAAGACTTCAGAACACTTTGTTCCTCGCGTAGGGAGGATATAATGTCTAATGCTTTTGCATCCATAAAAAGAGCCATAGCAGAATGTGATATTTGTGGGTTTCAATTTAAACTTAAAGAATTACGCAGTTTAATTGTTCGTGGACGAGATACAAACACGCTTGCATGTCCTGAATGTTGGAGTGCAGATCATCCTCAAAACAAACAAGGAATGTATCCTGTAAGAGACCCACAGGCAATCCGTAACCCACGTCCTGATTTTGCAGGACGAGAAAGTAGTAGAAATATACAGTGGGGGTGGAATCCTGTAGGAGACAGCAAAAACATCTACAATTTAACAGTCAATAATCTACAAGCTACAGGTGCAGTGGGTGATGTTACGGTAACGACGGGGTAAGATATGAATTACACTTCTCTTAAAACAAACATAGCAGACATTTGTGAAACGACATTTACTGATGACCAACTTGCTCTGTTTACTCAACAGGCAGAACAAAAAATATTTAATGCTGTAGAATTACCTTCTATGCGTAATGTAGATAGTGGACCTTTAACCGCAACAAACAAGTTTTATACTACACCTGATGGGTTTCTTTATACTTACAGTATTGCTATACTTGACAGTAGCACGTCGCATTACTTATTAAATAAAGATGTTAATTTTTTACGAGACGCATACCCTGTAAATACAAGTGCAAAATATGGGCGTCCTAAGTTTTATGCTTACCACAAAACTACTGGGTCAAATGTAAATTTAATGTTAGCTCCAACTCCAGATCAAAATTATGAGATTGAACATACATACGCTAAATATCCTACATCAATAGTAACAGCAGGTGGCACATATCTAGGAGATAATTTTGATTCTGCTCTATTAAATGGTGCTTTGGTAGAAGCCATACGATTTCAAAAAGGTGAACCTGATGTGGTTGCTATGTATGAAAAACAATATGTACTCGCTATCGGGTTATTAAAAAATTCAGTAGATGGTAAACTAAGGCAAGATAGTTATCGTTCTGGACAATTTAGACAAGGCACGGGTTAATGGCTTTTACTGGTAATTATATGTGTACGTCTTTTAAGGTCGCTCTTCTAAATGGAGAGATGGACTTTAGTAGTGATACATCACAGTCATTTAAGATTGCTTTATATACTTCAGATGCAACTCTTGATGCGTCTACAACGGTATACTCCACAACCAATGAGGCCTCAGGTACAGGTTATACAGCAGGTGGTAACACGTTAACAATAGCTACTAATCCTACAAGTGATACAGGTGGAACTGTAGCATACCTAGATTTTTCCGACACGACATGGACAAGTTCTTCAATAACAGCTAGAGGAGCGCTAATATATAAATCTGGGGGTACAAATCCCGCAGTAGCTGTGTTAGACTTTGGGGCTGATAAAACGACAAGTAGCGAAACTTTTACAGTTACGTTTCCTTCTTCGTCTGCTACTACTGCAATAATAAGAATCGGTTAGAGGATTAAAATATGGTAAGTGTATATACAAATCATCTTAGATTAGAAGAGATAGGCACGGGTGAGCAGTCGGGTGATTGGGGAACTACAACCAACACAAACTTAGAACTGATCGCAGAAGGTTTTAGTTATGGCACAGAAGCAATAGGAGATGCAGACACTACTATTACAATGGCAGACGGAGCTTCAGATGGTGCAAGATCTTTGTATCTTAAAATTACGTCGAGTACAAATCTTACGGCAACTCGAACTATAACTTTAGCTCCAAACACAGTATCTAAAGTCTGGATAATTGAAAACGCTACTGGTGGATCACAAATTATAACAATTAAACAAGGTACAGGGAGCGGTGCAAGTGTAAATATTGCCAACGGGCAAGTTAAGATGATAGCCACTGACGGTGGTGGTACAGGCGGTATTGTTTATGATCTATTAACAGATGTAGAACTTGCAGGTACAACCACCGCCACTGCACTCACTGTAGATGATGTAGCCATAGATGGTAAAGTTATTACCATGACAGGTTCTAGTGGTGACACGGCTGTAATGACTGTAGCCGCTGATGGTGTTTTAACTATTACAACGACAGATGGAACTGGGACATCGGCAAATATAACTATAACAGCAGATGGCACATTTGAAGCTGTAGGAACGTCTATAACTTTAGACTCTGGTGGGGATATAGAACTTGAAGCAGCAGCAGGTGGAGACGTTAACATACCTGCTAATATAGGTTTAACTTTTGGTGATGATGGTGAGAAGATTGAAGGTGATGGTACAGATTTAACTATATCAGGTAACAATATAAATCTAACTGCCGTTGCAGATGTAAACATACCATCAGGGGTTGGACTTACTTTTGCCACTGCTGAAAAAATAGAGTCTGATGGCACTGATCTTTCTATAACTGTGGGGTCAGGTGGAGATATAAATATACCTGCTGATATTGGAGTTACCTTTGGTAATGATGGAGAAAAGATAGAGGGTGACGGTACAGATTTAACTATATCAGGCAATAATATAAATCTAACAGCTACGGCTGATGTTGTTATTCCTGCTAATGTGGGTATTACGTTTGGCACTGGAGAGAAAATTGAAGGTGATAGCACTGATTTAACAATAACATCTGGGGCTAAAATTAACTTAACTGCTACTTCAGACGTTATTATTCCTTCAGGTGTAGGTTTAGTTCTTGATGGCTCTGGAAACGAGAAGATAGAATCAGATGGAACAGATATTAGCATCAGTGTAGGTTCAGGTGGAGATATAAATATACCTGCTGATATTGGAGTTACCTTTGGTAATGATGGTGAGAAGATTGAAGGTAATGGTACAGATTTAACTATTAGTGCTTCAGCCGATCTTAATCTTACTGCTACTACAGATATTAATATCCCTGCTAATGTTGGTCTAACTTTTGGTGATGATGGAGAAAAGATAGAAGGTAACGGTACAGATTTAACTATATCAGGTAATAATATAAATCTAACAGCTACGGCTGATGTAAATATACCATCAGGAGTTGGGCTTACTTTTGCAACTACAGAAAAAATTGAGTCAGACGGAACTGACCTTTCAATTACAGTAGGTTCAGGAGGAGACATTAATATACCCGCTGATATAGGAGTAACTTTCGGTAATGATGGTGAGAAGATTGAAGGTAATGGTACAGATTTAACTATATCAGGTAATAATATAAATTTAACAGCTACGGCTGATGTCATTATTCCTTCAGGTGTAGGGTTAGTTCTTGATGGATCAGGAAATGAAAAAATAGAATCAGATGGCACTGACATTAGTATAAGCGTTGGTTCGGGTGGAGATATTAATATACCTGCTAATATTGGAGTTACTTTTGGTGATGATGGTGAGAAGATTGAAGGTGACGGTACAGATTTAACTATATCAGGTAACAATATAAATTTAAGTCCTACGTCCACAGTAACTGTTTCAGGGGTAGTTGATATAACCGATACCACTGATTCTAGTGATGCCACAGGAGATACAGGAGCATTACGCACCGAAGGTGGGGCAAGTATAGCTAAGAAGTTGTTTGTTGGCACAGATTTAGATGTAGATGGCACTACTAACTTAGATAATACAGATATAGATGGCACACTTGTTGTTGATGGATCTAACATATCATTAGATAGTACAACTACGTTAAATATTGACAATTCAAATACATCAAATGGTATTACTATCGGCACTGCAACTTCTGGTGTTCCCATATCTATTGGGCATAGCTCATCTGAAACTACTATAAATGATAACCTTACTGTAACAGGCAATCTTACAATTAATGGAACAACTACAACTGTTAATAGCACTACAGTTACTATAGATGATCCTATATTTACTCTTGGAGGAGATTCTGCGCCAGGGTCTGATGACAACAAAGACAGAGGTATTGAGTTTAGATATCATGATGGTTCCGCAGCTAGGATAGGGTTTTTTGGTTGGGACGATTCTGCAACTGCATTTACTTTTTTAACCGCTGCATCAAATAGTTCAGAAGTCTTTAGTGGGACGGCAGGTAATCTTGCGGGTATAGGTAATATAAGTATTGCCAATGATGGTAATATTGGGTCCGCAGGTGACTCTGATTCTATGGCAATTAGTAGTAGTGGGGTTGTAACATTTTCTCAAGCTCCTGTTTTTCCAGACGGTTCTATAAACATTGCAGACCTAGATATTGATGGTGGAACAGATATTGGCGCTGCGATTGTTGATGCCGACTTATTTATTGTGGACGATGGTGCAGGTGGCACAAACAGGAAAACAACTGCATCAAGAATGAAAACATATTTTCAAAGTAATGTTACTGCTTCTGAAATTGCCGCAGACGATATAGTCGTAGGAGATGCTGCTGTTACAATAGGCAATGGAAGCACAAGTGCTGATATTACTATAGACTCTGGAGACGATATTGTTTTAGACGCTGCAGGGGGTAACATTGAATTTAAAGATGGTGGCACGTTACAATTAACATTAGATATGGACGGTACGGCAGGCGTACAAATAATTCAATTAGGTGTAGACAGTGATGATTTAGTTTTTAAACAGTATGATGGTAATGAAGTAGTTCGTATAGCTGATGATAGGCGTTTGTATTTTTTTGATAAGGGTGGAGAATATATATACGGAGATGGTACAGATCTAAATATTGTTGCAGGGGCAGACATTAACATACCTGCTAATGTTGGTTTAACTTTTGGTGATGATGGTGAAAAGATTGAAGGTGACGGCACAGATTTAACTATATCAGGTAATAACATTAACCTCACCGCTACAGCAGATGTGGTTGTCCCTGCTAATGTAGGTATTACGTTTGGTACTGGTGAGAAGATAGAAGGTGATAACACAGACTTAACCGTTACATCAGGAGGTAAAATTAATTTAACAGCTACTTCAGATG